CAATGGAATAAATTAAATGCAAACAGGGCTTGGACTGTTATAGGTGAACAAGGCAGTTACCACACAATACATGATCACGGTCCAAATGCTGTGTGTACTATTACATATCTAGATGTGCCAGAAAATCAAGACGAAGCAAACAGAGAAGGACAAGTCTTTTTTATATTACAGTCTGACCCATATCATCCACTAGCACCAGTTAAGCATAAGGTAGTACACGTTACTCCAAAACCTGGTATGTTAATTATTTTTCCTAGTTGGGTACTGCATGGAGTTTATCCTCAAGGTGCAGGAATAAGACAAACTGTAAATATTGATCTTGTTGGCAATTTAGTTGCCGGCCCTGAAGATTCTGCTGGATTTGTTAGTATTGCCTAAATTAAATCAATAATATCAAATACTGTTTGTAATTTAGTACGGATAGTTTTATTACTAAAACTATTGCGTAGTCCTTGGTGCAACGGCTTAGGAGCATAATCAATATTGGCCCATGCCCACGCACAATGTTCTTCGCTTAATACAGGAATAAATTCATTTTCTGTTACACATAGATAAGTGTGAAAATTAAAAACTTTGTCATTACTAACAAATGTTTCTAGAGGAATTGTTTTAATTATTTTTGGAAGTTCACCAATTTCTTCAGAAATTTCACGCTGAAGTCCTTGCCAAGGATTTTCGTTTTGTAAGTTTGTGCCACCTACAAGTCCCCAAGTACCAGCGTGTTTACCTTGAGCTTTTTGTAGTAATAAAAATCGTCGTGTGTTTTTAGCGTAGAATAATGCTCCGCTACATACAATACGATCCGTTAAAGCTCTAGTCTCCATGATCCTGCTCTATACTCGCCTTCAAATGATTTAGTCCAATAAACGCCGTTCCAGACGTATTGTACTCCAGTATATATATTAGTTTGATAGAGCAAGGTGTCTGATTCTTGAGTTGAATCAAATATTACATTCCACTCTGTACCAGTCCACTCAATAATATCGTTTGCCTTAGCAACAAAATCGTCTCCGCCTGTAGATTTCCAAGCATCAGGTCCGTCTTCGTTATCAACTGCACCAATATCTTCAACAATTAAAAATCTATCTCCAGCTTCAACGTTCTGCATACCATTACCAGGGTAAACTTTTTGAGGATCGATGATAGCATCAAATGTTCCAGGGCTGTTTGATCGATAACTTCCAGCTTGGTCAAAATCAGGATCGGTGTCTAAATTACCATTACTATCAATTAATATATCTTTTGGCCGAGTATCTGTATCCCAAGAAACTGTCAATATTGTTGGATCTAGCGGGCTAATGGCAACTGTTCCAACTACTTCAGTTCCATTAGGTTGTGTTAGATAAAGTGCGCTTGAACCAGCGTTATATTTTCCAGGATAGGCATCAAATACTGTTTGCCATTCAATAGGTGTTCCTTGACGAACCGGTATATCCAATGTAGGTTCTCGAGGTACACTGCTTTCTGTTTTATGAAGTAAGATAGCTTGATTATTATAAACCTGAATGTTGTAATCAGTGATAGTTACAACATCGCGAGTAAGTAACTGACCAACTGTTAACTCTGGTCCTGCAAGCGGCTGACCAAGACCGTCAATATATGTATTTTTATCAATAGTAGAACCCTGATGTATACTAGTAATAATTTTTGTAATAACACCAAGATGTTTAACTTTAACAGGCGGACTAATCCAAATTGGAGTTTCAAAAGATATTGACGCAATGTCAATCGGAGTATCGTTGCCAACAGGCACTGTACGACTTGACCAAGTAACTTGTCCTAAATTCAATACCGTCAAACTAGTCCAATCAATATAGTTGTCAGTAGTTTGTAATTCTAAACTAGGGTTGAATAATACTAATATTTGCTCTAATAGTTGTAGTTTTTGTTCTGTATTTGCAGTCCACACATCACATTTTAAACTTAATTTAAACGGAGTTGGCATTAAACGTTCTACTGTATAGTTACGACCTTGGCCTGTTGTATAAACTGGATTTGCTGGATCGCTGTCATTAATTTCACGTTCTCTAACATGAACTTTGCCAACATAACTTGGATCGCCTAGGCGGTTTCTATCTAATTCTAAGCCGCTAATATAAACACTCATTCGTGGAACACTGTTAATTTTGTTTTCACTGTTTTGACGTATGATTGCAGCAGCTTGTCTATCAGCATCTCCATACATTACAGGAACACGAACTAGTGTACCGTCACCGTATCTCACTGTAAAATTGCTCAAGACACGAATTGTTTGTGTAATATAACGTCTTATTTGTCCGTCGTAAAAATGTTGCATTATAAATCTGCCTTAGGTCTAAGAGCCTTGCTAAGGCTTTGTCGTTGAGCTTCTCGGTTGTTGCATAAGCTAAGTTTCCAAACACCGTCGTATGGTAAAAACTCTGATGCTGTACCAGTATTATTAGTATTACCAGAACTAGTAGCAACAAACGTAGTTCCTACAGTATTAGAACTTGCACCAAGTGATGTAAAATCAGTAGTTCCTAAACTTGTAATTTTGTAAGACTTTCCAACAGTAAATGATCCGTCAGAAAATTCTGGAAGAGTAATTCTCACTTTGCCAGAATTATTAGATATAATACCAGTATTATCTGCAACTACATAAACTATTTCTAATGTTTCTAATTTAAAGACAACATACAACGACTCTTGATAGTTGATATTTGTATTGAATACATAATTGTAATTTACTGGAACTGTAGCAGGAAGAATAACTTCTGGAGGAAGTTTCAACCAGTCAATGCCAATGGCTTCGTTGTAAATGTAATTTGTATTATTAATGAATCCTGTAGTATGTGTTTGACGTGTATCACTATTTGTCATATTCATACGCACAGCATCTTCTACTTTGACCCAACGTGTGCCATCAAAACGGAATAATCTATTAGGTAAAAAGTCTGTACGTAAAAAGAAATCATCAGGTCCTGGTGCTTCTGGAAATTGTATTCCGTGGCCAAAATCATATCCGTTTTGCGGAAAACCATCTCCAACAAGAAATCCAGTATAACCTGTTCTAACTGGACGTTTGTTTGATTCTAGTGCTGTGATAGATGAAATACTTGCATCAAGTTCAGTTGTATTATCTGCTGTATTGAGTGTGGCTTTACCTTTTTCATCTACTGCTAATGTATAAAACTGTCGTGTTTCGTAACCGCTTTGTGGAGAATCTGCTTCTGCTTGTAAAATAACAGCGTCATTAATTTCAAGTTCTGCACCACGAGTACTCAGTATTTCTCGTAATGTTTTATCAATAGGATCACCATTAGCATCAACTGCTGGCTTGTCAAGTATGTCAGCAAATTGTTGAGCATCTGTAATTTTTTTAAGTTTTAATCTGTATAAATGAGGATACCAAGTAGCACTAAAACCTTCACTTGCACGGCCAACATCTTCGATAACATAGTAGCGCGGCAAGCCTATTTCGTATTCATTTAATGCAAAATTATCACGTAGGTGAGGTAGTTCAATAACATCTCCGCTCAATGGTTTACGACCAATGTACTTGATAAAATCATTAATATGTACAGTCATGTAAATTGTGTCATTGTCAATAAACAATCCAAATTGGCTTAGATTAAAATCAATATTTTGTACGTTGTAATGTCCGCGAATACGGTAAATTTCTTCACTGTATTTTCTATCACGATTTTCTAAAAATAACAAATCTTGAATATTTGTTTCTTTAACAGCATCGTAAATAGGCTGATCTGCGGTACCTTCTGTGGCAATCTTAGGGCCTAGGTATTTGTGCAAGTATATGTCTGTACCGCCAACCTGAAACATTTCAGAAATCTGACGATCCATGAACTTATAATCTTGCCCTTGTTCGGGTTTGTATAATGATAAACGTGGCATAATGATATTTATCGCAAGATAAATATACTAGGAGAACTTAATATGGCAGATATTTACCCAACAGATCCTGGTGAATCCGACAGCGTTATAGAGCGTAATAAAGCATTTGATTACGTTAAAACTATGTTGGGCGACGGCATGGTTGAAGTTGAACTAGACCCTAAACACTATGAAATAGCATTAGATCGTGCTATTACAAAATTTCGTCAACGAAGCAGTGCATCTGTAGAAGAAAGCTATATGTTCTTGGAACTAATACAAGATCAAAACGAGTACCGCTTGCCCAATGAAGTAATTGAAGTTCAGAGTATCTTTAGAAGAGCAGTTGGTAGTAGAAGTGGGTTAGGTGCAGGCGGTACCCTTTTTGAACCGTTTAATTTAGCGTATACAAACAGTTATTTGCTGACTGGTAGTATGATGGGCGGACTGGCAACGTATGAACTATTTGCTGGCTATCAAAAATTAGTAGGACGTATGTTTGGTGCTTACATTGAATTTAAGTGGCGCCAAAGCAACCATTTACTAACAATATTACAACGTCCATTTGCCCAAGGCGAGCAAGTGTTGTTACGCACACACAATTACCGACCTGATTTTATATTGCTACAAGATATCTATGCTAAACAATGGTTATACGATTATACCCTAGCAGTATGTAAACAAATGCTTGGAGAAGCTCGTAGCAAATTTGGCAACATTGCTGGTCCAGGCGGCAGTGGAATTCAACTCAACGGCACCGCACTAAAACAAGAAGGCGATAAAGAAATTGAAAAGCTCGAAAAAGAAATTTATGAGCTTGTTCCTGGCGGCACTCCTTATACCTTTGTAATTGGTTAAAAAAATCTTGACCTTGTAATAAAACTGTTATATACTAGAGTTACTTTAGGGGACTCTTATGATTATTGGTGTGTGCGGTTTTATTGGTTCTGGCAAAGATACTATTGCTGACTATCTTACAAATTATCACGGTTTTAGACGAGAAAGTTTTGCTAATACACTCAAAGATGCTGTAAGTGTAGTGTTTGGCTGGGACAGAACCATGCTAGAAGGTCGCACTAAACAAGCACGTGAGTGGCGAGAACAAGTTGATCCTTGGTGGGCAGAGCGTCTAAATATGCCCAACTTAACACCACGCTGGGTATTGCAATATTGGGGTACAGAAGTGTGCCGAAAAGGTTTCCACGATAATATTTGGATTGCCAGCTTGGAAAATAAACTACGTAACAGTACAGATGATATTGTCATTAGCGATTGCCGTTTTCCTAACGAAATCAAATCAATTAAAGACGCCGGCGGCATTGTTATCCGTGTTGTGCGTGGCCCTGAACCTGAATGGTACGAGGATGCAGTATACGCAAATAAAGGCCCTAATGGAAATACTCGTTGGGCACTAAGTAAAAGTAATCTTGAAAAGTTTAAAATTCACGCTAGTGAAACAGCTTGGGTAGGAACTGATTTTAATGCTGTTTTAGATAACAACGGCAGTATAGATGAGTTGTTTGCCCAGGTTAAAAATCTGGTACAAGATCCCCTTGTCGCCAGCGAACACCCTCTTTATGCAGGACTCGCTGACAATTAGCACATATAGTTTTTAAGTTAGTGTGTTTACAGTTGTTTAAATCGCCATCGACGTGAAACACGGCAAACACTTCCTTATGCGTTGATTTAAATCCGCATTTATCGCAAGTATTTTTCATCTTGTAACCAGCACGGTGCCAACGTGCAATGCCTGCATACTTGCCACCTTTAAGGCAAGCTTCACATAATTTTCTATAGTAGGTCCTGCCGTTTTTAATATAGTTAACGGCTGCAGGCCTGTATCCACACGAACATAAAGGTCTCATAACGATATTTAAGCCTTTTCCATCCCTTTTCAATAGTTGATAACAGGCACAAAAAGCCAAAATCCACTAAATACAAATAGGAATATAGCATTCATGGAGATCACAAAATGGCTCAACTAAGTTCACCTGGCGTAAGCGTAACAGTTATAGACGAAAGTTTTTATACTAGTGCCGCTCCCGGAACAACCCCTTTAATTATTGTTGCATCTGAACAAGACAAAGCAAATGCTTCAAGCACTGGTACAGCTTTAGGTACAACACAAGCCAATGCTGGCAAAGTTTACTTGATTACAAGTCAAAAAGAATTATCAGATACATTTGGAACACCAAGTTTTAAAACTGATGCAAACAACAACCCAATTCACGCTGGAGAACGAAACGAATACGGTCTTCAAGCAGCATACAGCTATCTAGGCGTAAGCAATCGTGCGTATGTAGTACGTGCAGATGTTGACTTAGGTCAGCTAGAAGCACAATCAGCAGCACCTGCTGGCGCTCCAGAAGATGGCCAATTATGGTTTGACACTGGAAGTACAAAATTTGGTATTTTTCAATGGAATAGTGCCGCAGCAACTACAACAACCGGTCAAACATTTGTTAACAAAGTTCCATTAGTTATTACAAAAGAAGATCAACTTTCTGGTAGTACACCAAAAAATAGTGTTGGAGCAGTAGGAGATTATGCTATTGTTTCAAAAGATGCAGAATATTCATTGTGGTTTAAAAAAGCAAAAACAAACACAGCCGCTGGAACTTGGGTAGAAGTAGGATCTCCAAATTGGGTAGCAAGTTGGCCAGCCGCACAAGGCGGTATTAGTAACCCAGCTTTATTGTCTGGAGACACACTAACTATTACTGTAGACGGCAATGACAGCAGCTACACAGGACATACAACAGTAGCATCGTTAGTAGCAGATATTATGACAACACCAGCCGATGGAATTACAGCGGCAGTTATTAACGGTCGTTTAGAACTATACACATCAGGTTTAGATTTTGAAGTAAGTGGAACAAGTGTTGCAAAATTAGGTCTAGTACCAACACCAACTGGTTACGGATCAACTGGAACTTTCAAAGCTCCAGCACTTAAAATTAGCCCGCACTATACAGTTCCTGATTTTAAACGTTCAAGTACTAGTGTTCAAGGAGTTCCATCAGGTGCTGTTTGGGTTAAAACAACAGATCCAAACTTAGGTGCTCGTTGGAGAATTAAAGTTTACAACAGTTCTACAAAAAGTTGGACTGAAAAAGCAGCTCCGCTATATGCTTCCAATGCAGAAGCACTTAAAGGTCTAGATAATACAGGCGGCGGCATAAACTTAACTCAAAATACATTATATGTAAAACATAACATTGAAGAACAAACAACAAATGGTAATCCAGATTTAGCAAACTTTAAAGTTTATGCTCGCAGATTATCAGGAGCAACTGAAATTGTTTCTTTAAGTACATTCTCAGCGTTTACTACAGCAGGTAGTAACTCATTTACAATTCAAGAAACTGTTAAAGGAAAAACAACACTATCAGATGCATTAACTGTTGAATTTACAGGTTCTTTAGGTATTGATGAATTTGTATCTAAACTTTCTGCTAAGTTAGGAGACGCTACTTGGGGGTCAAGTCCAATTACTAGTCGTGTTACAGTATCAAAAACTTCAACAGGAACTGTATTAATTAGACATGCTGACGGTGGAGATATTCACTTTAACGATCTTACTGGAACTGCAATTGGCGATTTGTTTGAACCGTACACTGTTGGTGTTACTGGTGCAGGATTAGGCACAGCAAATTTCTATACAGACATCGACCAAGCACATGATTTTATTGCAACATTGTGGAGTCCATATGCAGATATTACAACTAGTGATTCTGCTCCAACTACAGAAGCTGAAGATGGACGTCTATGGTACAATTCAATGGTAGATGAAGTTGACATTTTAGTTCATAATGGAAGTACATGGGTGGGCTACCAGTATGATGGTTCAAGCGGACTTTCAAATGTTACATCTCCTTATTATTCTACTGATGAAGATGAAAAGACAGATCCTAAAGGTCCAATTATTAGTGCAACTAAGCCAAAGAGACAAAGCGATGATACAAACTTGGTAACTGGAGATTTATGGATTGATACAAGCGATTTAGAAAACTATCCAACACTTTACAAGTACAATGCAGATTTAGGAAAATGGATTATTGTTGATACAAGTGATCAAACTACAGAAGATGGTATAATTTTTGCAGATGCTCGCTGGGCAGTAGATGGTGGTACAACAACCGCTGCAACTGAAAGCACCATAGAAGAATTGCTATTAAGCGATTTCTTAGATCCAGATGCACCAGATCCAGCATTATATCCAAAAGGTATGTTACTATGGAACTTGCGTCGTTCAGGATTTAATGTTAAGAAATTTGTACGTGACAGTATTGATGTACTAGCTGACAATGAACGTCAAGAAGGCGCATCTATGACAACATATTACCCACATCGTTGGGTAACAGAATCTGGCAACCAAGTTAACGGTGCAGGAACATTTGGACGCAAAGCACAACGTAAGGTAGTTATTCAAGCGTTACAAGCTCTTGTAAACAGCAACCAAAGCCTACGTGATGAAGAAAGTCGCGTGTTTAACTTGATTGCTTGTCCAGGTTATCCAGAACTAATCGGTGAAATGATTAGTCTAAACTACGATCGCGGACTAACAGCATTTGTAGTTGGTGATACTCCAGCACGTTTAACACCAGATGCTACAACACTAAACAACTGGGGTAAGAACGTTGCAGGTGCAGTAGAAGATAATGATGACGGCCTTGTTTCAAGTGATGAGTACTTTGGTGTATTTTATCCTTGGGGTTTTACTAGTGACAATTCTGGAAACAACATTGTTGTTCCACCAAGTCACATGATTTTACGTACTATTGCATTAAATGACCAAGTAAGTTATCCATGGTTTGCACCAGCAGGTACACGTCGTGGTGGTATTACTAATGCAACAGCAGTTGGGTATGTTACAAGCGAAGGTGAATTCCAATCTGTATCATTGAATACAGGACAACGAGACACACTTGCTGATAGTAAGATTAATCCAATCACATTTATCACAGGAACAGGTTTAGTAAACTACGGACAATATACTCGCGCAAAGAATGCTTCAGCATTGGATCGTATCAACGTAGCTCGTTTAGTAATTTACTTACGTCGTCAGTTTGCACTATTGGCAAAACCATATGTGTTTGAACCAAACGATAAAATTACACGAGACGAACTAAAAGGCGCAGCAGAAAGTCTATTGCTTGAGTTAGTAGGACAACGTGCTCTATATGACTACATTGTAGTTTGCGACACAAGCAATAACACTCCAGCACGTATTGATAGAAATGAACTATATCTAGACGTTGCGATTGAACCAGTTAAGGCAGTAGAATTCATCTACATTCCTTTACGTTTAAAGAACACTGGCGAAATCAAGGGCCTAGCATAATAATAACGGAGCATACAAAATGGCAATCGCAAGTTTATCAAAATTTACAGTACCTTTAGCAACTGATCAATCAGCAAGTGCTCAAGGTATGTTGATGCCCAAGTTAAAATATCGCTTTAGAGTGATGTTTGAAAACTTTGGAGTTTCAACACCAACAACAGAATTAACAAAACAAGTTCAAGATGCTGCTCGACCAACGTTAACATTTGAAAACCAAAAAATTATGGTTTACAACTCAACTATTAACTATGCAGGCCGTCCAAGCTGGAACGAAGTTACTGTTAAGTTACGTGACGATGTTACTGGACAAGTGTCAAAACTAGTCGGCGAACAGATGCAAAAACAATTTGACTTTTTTGAACAATCAAGTGCAGCCTCAGGCGGCGACTATAAGTTCTTAATGCGTGTTGAAATGTTAGATGGTGGAAATGGCGCACAAACACCAAATATTCTTGAAACATGGGAATGTTATGGTTGTTATGTTCGTCAAGTGAACTATAACCAATTAGGTTATGGGAACCAAGAAATGTTAACTATTGACCTAACAATTCAGCCTGATAATTGTATTCAAACAAGCGGTGGCGCTGAAGCTCCAACTTCAAGACGTACTGGTACAGCAGCTACAGCTTCTGGAGCAAGATAATAAAAGAGCCTACTAATAGTAGGCTTTTTTATGGGTTTTTATTAACTACGTAGTTAATACCTACAGATAAATATTTGTATGGCTTTTACAACTAATCAATTCTTATATCGTCCTAGCAATGTTACGTTGAAAGATTACGCACATGCAGCTCGAATTTTTACTGACGATCAATTTAGACTTGCTCCTAAGAGCAAGTTCTTATTTCATGTGGCATTTAACATAAATCCGTCAGCTTTAAAAAATATCGACCTTGTTCAACGATATAGAAACGAAATTAATGTTTTAGTAAAAACTTGTGATTTGCCACAATATAAAATAAGTGTTGACACTCTTAATCAATATAATAGAAAAAAGAACGTTCAATCTGGGCACAAATACGAAGCAATATCTATTACGTTTCATGACGATAATATGAGCTTAATTAACCAATTATGGCAAAATTACTACGCATACTACTATGCAGACTCAACTAGTGCATTAGATCCTGCGGCTTACAAAAGAACAGCAACACGTAACAGCAACTATATTACAAATCCTTATGGTTTAGACAAAGGTAGCACTGCTCCGTTTTTTAATTACATAACAATCTATCAAATGGCTCGACATGAATATGTCAGCTATACGTTATTAAACCCTATTATTAATACATTTAATCACAATAAATTAGATTATTCGCAAGGTAACACTCCTCACGAGTTTAGTATGAGCATATCATATGAAGCAGTAGCTTACGGAAACGGCGAAGTTATACAAGGAGACCCAGAAGGATTTGGATTTGAACATTATGACCAAACTCAAAGTAGTTTACAACCAGGAGACGGATCTAGACAAGATTCTCCTAGTTTTACTTCATCATCAAGATTAAATCCTCAAGAAGTTGCAAACACTGTAGCGGCACAACTCAACACCGCAGAAAATACAAAAGAAAATCAAAATTCTGGAACAACTAGATCAATAATATCTACTCCACAATCACAAACTACTGGCGGATTTACAAATCTTGTTTTTAATCAATCAACTAATCAAACAGACACTACAGTAGCAAAACAAGTTACTTTAACAAATAACAACGGATAATAGCATGCCAACGAATTTACCATCACAATCAGGCGCTGATTCAAGCCAAGAAGTTAAACAATTTTTTGACAAGTATTATATAAATCAAATTAGTTTTCCAAGTAATCAAATTGATGCAGTAGTTGGCTTTTTTCTGCAACATGGTTTTGATCAAGAAAGTGCCCGAAGTACAGGAATAGTTCTTTTAAATCAAGCACGTGAAGACAATGTGAATGTTTTTCAATTGATTGATACGTTAAAAGCACTAACGGACGTACAGTTAAGTCAAGTAGTAGCACAAATATTAAATGCGTATCGAGAAAACATAAGTGTGTTAGGATATCGTGTAGCTGGCGTCATTGACGAATACGAAAGTAGAAATATTCTAGTTTAAAAATGCCAACTAAATTTGCTCGTGGAAAATTTAACATGACACAGCCAGAAAAATATGTAGGAACTAAAATGCCTACATATAGAAGCAGCTGGGAATTTCAATTCATGAGATTTTGCGATACACATAAAAGTGTACAAAAATGGGCAAGCGAAGCAATAAGTATTCCATATAAAGATCCGTTGACTGGTAGACAGACAATTTACGTGCCAGATTTCTTCATTCAATATGTTGATAAAAACAACACTATGCACGTAGAATTGATTGAAGTTAAGCCTGCAAGCCAAACAATATTAGAGCGTGTAGGAAAAAACAAATACAACCAAGCACAGTACGTTAAAAATCAGGCAAAATGGGCTGCTGCAAATATTTGGTGCAAACAGCAAGGAATTAAGTTTAG